TAATATTTGTATTTGTATAACTACCAGCAGTAACAGAAGTGTCAGCTAATTTAGCAGCAGTAACTACATCATTATCTATAGTAAAAGTTGCACCAGAATTACTTACAACAATATCTCCCTTATCTCCATCACTAATACCTCCGTCTGCTCCGTCATTACCGGCTGGCCCTTGAATCCCTTGAATCCCTTGAATCCCTTGAATCCCTTGAATCCCTTGATCGCCTTTTGGAATTGTAAAATCAAAAGTAGCAGCACTAGACGATCCAGAATTAGTAACAGTAGCTGAAGATCCAGCAGCACCTGTAGTCACTGTTCCAATAGCTATAGTTGCAGCAGCACCATCACTGCCATCACTTCCAGCAACACCCTGTATACCTTGACTGCCAGTATTTCCAGTATTTCCAGTATCCCCTTTTGGGATTGTAAAGTTTAAAATTGCTGCTGTTGTAGTTCCAACATTTGTAACTAAAGCATTTGTACCAGCGTTTCCTGTAGTTACTGTTCCTATAGCAACTGTTGCAGAACCCTCACCTTGTGGCCCTTGCGCTCCATCCGCACCTGCTGGTCCTTGAGGTCCAGGGACAGATACGGTTACAACTGAGGTTTCACCATTAACAATAACTGTATTTCGTGTAGTTGATGTCATGTTGTTGAATAGCCTTCACTTACAAATATAGTACCTTCTAAATAGTATTCTTTGTTGCCCGATCCATCTATCAATAGGACATCATATTGTAAAATTTCTGGACTAAAAGTAGCTGTCTGTAAATCTGTTAAAGATATGCTTACTGAACCTGCTGCTCTATCTGTATAGGCTGTAGTAAAATCTGCGTATTTTGTAGTGCGTGTATTATCCCAAACCTGGGCTACCACAGTAAATCCTGTTAAATTTATTGCAGAATTATTACCATCTTTAAATAACAAAGGAATCGTATGATCTGATCTCCTCTGAACTGTAAAATTATATTTACCAGGTTGAATTGCCATTAACTTGCCTCAAGTGCAGCAACTTTAGTCTCTAATGTTTCTATCTTAGCAACTGCTTCCTGTAATGCTTTTGTTAAAACAGAAATTATTGCATCTACATTTAATGATTGTATTGAATCTCCATCTTTTACTCCATCTGCACCACTTGGAATAACCTCCTGTATTTCATGTGCAATAAATCCTTCTCTAGTAACACCATCAGCTTTAAAAACACTGTAATTTTGATACTGATAAGTAACAGGTCTTAATTGCTTTATCTTGTCAATTCCAGATTCTGTTTGTGTAGTAATATTCTGTTTTATTCTGTAATCAGATGATGGGCCACTTACTTGTCCTACATCAGTTTCATCAATCCAACATTTTAATTGATTACTTGAGTTCCAATAAAAATTATATACATTACCTAATGTTGTTGCACCAGCATTAGATCCTGTTTTACTCATTATTCCTCTTGGTACGATAACACCAGAAGCATCAGTTGATCCCAAACTTCCTGTATGACTACTCCAAACAAATGCACCACTAGCAGTAACTTTATATCTAGACGCATTTGAAGTCATTAAATGAACTTCACCAGCATCATAAGCATTAATTTCAAGCTCTCCTGTACCTCTATGCTCTATTGCTGATTTAGCATTTGTTCCACCTGTATGCCTTATAAATCGGGCAGCATAATCCGAATGAGCATAAGTGGCTAAATCAAGATATGCTTCATCATTATTATTAGAATTAGATGCTTCAATCTGCAAATAGGCATCATTAGTAGTGTTTTTAATAATTGCACCACCACCATTGACTTCAAGCATCTCACTTGGCCCTGTATTGCCTATACCAACTTTTCCATCACTAAGTACAGATACTTTTTCAGAACCTGAAATAAAAAAACCAAGCCTTGTATCAGCAGGTAATCCCATCCCACTTTGCACAGCACTACCAGAACTATTTAAAAATCTGTAACCAGGAATAGCTGATGTACCTGGTTTTGAAATATGAGTTCCAGCAGAACTTCCTGTTGATATATCAATGACAGGTAAAAAAGCTGTACTATTATGAACTTGATATTGATTACTACTTGTGTTAGCCCAACTCATATAACTTGTTAAGTTATTTCCTGTTGGTGTTGTACCAGTGCTGTTATTACTTTTTAAAGCTTGTAAATTTGACTCTATATCAGTCCTAACAGTTTGACCTGTACCATTAGCTATTATTGCATCTGAATTAGCCATCTAATTACATTTACGAGATATTTCTATTATATTACACCTTTTTACCAAAGCCACTAGCAGTATACGTAAATTCTTTTCCTCCTTGAGACTGACCACTAGAATTTTTAAAGACAACATCAAATCCTAAACCAGTTATATTAGTAACTTCATAATGTATTCCTGTTCCTAAATTTAATGGATTAATAGTTATAGACGGATTATCAGCAACAAAACCTGTAGTAGCATTTGTTCCTATAAAAAATCCATTAGTAAAAGTAAAACTAGGACCATTTGTTGAATTTAATACACCACTTGTTTCGGTTCTTCTGTTCATTAAAACTTTACAACCTAAAGTGTTAGTGCTGGCATCTCCAATGATAATTCTTGTATTTTCTGTTGTTGTAGTAGTTTTTAAATTAAGTATGAATTTAAAATATCTGGCAGTTGCAACTGTTTCAATAAAATTATTTGCACTACTAAAAGTAACATTGTCATCACTTGTTTGTATTTGTAATTCAGCAATCGCATTTTCTAATATCGTTCCATCAAAACTTGTTAAAGCATCTACACCACCACTTATAATCGCACCATCTGAATTTAAAACTACTGCTGGCACATAATCATCAAAGAGAGTGCTATCAGAAAATCCTTCAAACCTTACAACACTTTCAAAAATAACTCCAGAAAACTTTGCTCCTAAATCTAAAACATTTGTAAATTGATATGACCCTTCTGACAGACCAGTATCTCCATCTAAAGTATCAAAATCACTAATCGTATCTATATTTGCGGTAATTGAATCAATTAATGTATTACTAGCATTTTGATCTATTTCCATTCCACTGCTATTAACAGTTAAAGCAGTTTTAGTTCCACCAAATGTAGTATTTTCTTTAATTGTTCCAATTAAATTACGATCTACCAAATCAGGAGTTGATACGATAACACTTGCAGCAGAATCTGACTGTATTAAAGTTTGATCCTGATATTTAATTAAATATTCTCCTGTGACAGTCGGCAAAATAATACTGGTTTGTGAACCATGAACAATCATTATTGTTCGAGAATTACCCCAGACAGCAGCACCACTTGTATCATCATTATGTTTAATAATTACATGACCATTACTTGTTACATCTACATCTTGAGATAAAGGCCATGTTAACTTTAAATCTCCTGATTGAGTAAACTCAAAATTTAAACTTGTTGGAGATATAGGTGGTGCAAGTTTTCCAAAGTTTTGAATTTCTTGTATTGTTGGATTTCTTGTTACGCCACCTCTAGCATTGATTGAATAAACCTCAACTTGATAAGTACCTACAGAAGCATTTTCAATTTCAAAAGTTAAATCTTCAGTTGTAAATTCTCTTAAATATTCACCATAACCAGCAAGTGGGTTCATAAATACCGATGGCTGTCCATAAATATTTGTTCCTTGGTTAGATATAGAACCAGGTTTAAATTTGTATTTAACAAGGTATTTTTTTGCACCTAAAACATTTTCAAAACTTACTACTACTACAGAAATTATCTGACCTTCTTTCTGTCTTAAAACAGTTACACCTGATAAAGAAGCAGGGCCACCTCTATCAGTTTCAAAAATACTTGTTACTCTTTCATTTTCAAATGTAGTAAAATCTGGATTTTGTAATGAATCAATAGTTGAAATAGTAGAGTTATTGCCATCAATAAAATTATATTTTTGACAATTATATGGAATTCCTGTGACTTTATATAAAATTCCATCTTGCTCTTCTAAATCAACGACTCTGTATAATTGAGACTTAATATTATTTTCTATTAACCAAACAGTATTTACTTGAAAAGTAGCATTACTACTAGGTGCTAAAGCAGAAGATAAAGTTACAACTTTATTACTAATAGAACTAATAGATGCTGAAAGAGCTTTACCAGCACTATCTACAACTAATATAGTTCTG